CGCGAACGCGCTCAGCCGCTGCGATGATCGGCGCTGCGTCAACCTGCACAACGCGGTCAGGGTCGATTGCCTCGAACGCGGCGTTCTTCTCGGCGCGGGCGCGCAGATAACCGCTGCCTGGTTCCGTGTCGGTCGGACGCTCGCCGACTACGCGCTCGTGCAGCGCCGCACTGGCCGCCGGTCGTTCGCCGCGCACATCGACGAGCGGTGCGGCTTGCGCCTGCCGGATGTCTTCGACCTGCCCGGCGCGGCGCTCGACCAGCGCCGTCCGCGCCGCTGCTTCGCCGGTGCGCCGGTCGGCTTCGCGCTGTGCAGCCTCTTGCAGCGCCTCGGGCCGCGAGCCCGGAGGCACCGTCGCGTCAAGCGTGTCGCGCACGCTGGACTGGAACCGGCGCTGCCGCACCAGTTCCTTGCCGCCGGCCGTATCGCCGATCTGCTTGTCGAGCCTGGCGAGGCCGGGGTCTTCGGACATCTGAAGCGCGGTCGGACCTTCCTTCAGGTAATCTCCAAGCACCGCTTGGTTGGCGCGTACGCGGCCCGCGATCTCGGTCGGCTCGGCGGCTTCGTTTTGGAGCGTTCGTGCCGCAGCGTCCGTCGCTTTGCGCGTGTACGGGAGCCCGGTCGCAGGGTCGACGACCGACTTGTCCAGATGGAACCCGAACGGCCGCCCCGCGGCGCGACCGGCCGCAATAGCGCCGACACGCCCGGCTTCCGTAGCCATCGCCCCGCCCATCCCGCCGACCATCGGGGCCAAGGTGTGCGCGACGACGCTGTCTTTGAGGTACGGCGTCGATTCCACGCCGGTCAGGGCCGCGCCGGCCCCCGCCCCGGCGGCGGCATCTCCGATGACGGTGCGGCCGATGTTCGCCGCTTGATAAGGCCGCAGCAGATACTCGCCAATCTGAGGCTCTGCGGTCGGAGGCTTGCCGAGTGCGGTCGAACGGGAGATATCGCCGACCCGCGCGGCCGATCGCGCCGCAGCCAGTGGAGCGAGCACGCCGGCGCCGGTCGCCGCTTGCGTGCCGAAGCGGTTGACGTTGTAGGCCATCCTCTCGCGGAAGCTCATGGCCTCCGGGTCCATCACGTCGATGCCTAGGCGCTTCGCGGCGTCGCTGACCGCGCCCGCAACCCCCTCCGCGACGGAGCCGAGGCGAAACGGCACTGCCGGCCCGCCGAGGAACTGCGACGCCTTGTCCGCCCCCGCAAAAAGCAGATTGAACGGCATATTTGCTAGGTCAGGCAGCGTCCCGACAGCGTCGGCTCCTCCCCGCGCCACGCCTTGCAGCCCTGCGCGTTGCGTGCGTCCGGGACGGGCGGGGGCCGCCGCAACCGGCCCCTCAAACCACTGGCGGCCGGTCGCGCTGTCGGGCGGTGCCGGGTAAGACCCTGGAGCCGGATTGGCCGCGCTGAATTGCCCGCTCGGCGAATCGGCAGCAGATGGTTGCGACGACCTGTCGAGATACTTTTTTGCTGCCTGCGCCGCGGCCTGCGGATCGTCCGTCTCGACATCCACCGCAGACCCGTCCGGCAACGTGACCCGGATCATTGGATAATGTTGCCTTCCCGGTCGATGCGAATGGTTTTCACGGCTCCTGGCTGCATGGCTCCGCTCGGGGCCGCCCCGCGCGGCGCTTGCCTTTCGCGGAATTGCCGATCTGCCTTCGCCATCAGGTCGACGATGTCCTCCGCGGCTTGAAGCCGGGCCAGGAAGCTCTCACGCGAAGACAACAAAGCCTGCGGATCGCCGAACGTGTTGCGCATAATCGCCGCATCTTTGTCGGAGACATCACGGCCTTCCTGCCCGGCAAGAGCCGCCGCGCCCTGGTACACAAGCAGGTTGGCCGCTGCGGTCAGCGCGGGTAGGTTCGGATCGAACAACTCCTTGACCAGAGCGGGGTTGACGCCGGCCGAAATAGCGGAGTTCCGCACTTTCTCCTGCGCGTCGCGGATGTTTGAGCCTCCGAACATCTGTGCCACGTTGCCTGCGAGTTGCACCCCCTCTTGGAACAGGTTGCGCGCCCGACCGGTCACGCCGAACAGCGTCGGGTCCGACTCGGCGATTTTCCGGGTATAACCGAGCATCAGCTTGAACCGGCCGCGCGCCAGTTCGGCGTTCTGCAACCCCGACTGGACGTTCGGCCGAATCCCGACATCCGTCGCGCTGCCCTGCACGCCGGCCAGATGGCCGGGCGGCAGCGGCTCGCCGGTTCGCGCGTCGGTCGTGCCGTCATAGGTGATGACGTTCTCCCCGGTTCCCTTGATGACGTAGTTGCGCGGCGTCAATTGCGGGTCTCCCGCGCCGATCATCCGGCGCGTCGGCGCGTCGGCTCCGGCGATGCCGCCGGGCTGCTGCCGCACGGCGGCAAGGACCGCGCCCTGCTGCTGAGTCAGCGGCACGCTGGCCGGCTGGCCGTACGCTTCGCTCTGCCGCTCCCACGTCGGCACGCCGTTACGCAGGACCAGAGTCGGCTTGCGCGAGTCGGCAGTCAGCGCCGTCTCGTTTTGCATCCGCGCGATGCCGCGCCTGTTGGCGAGGTCTTCGCGGAATCCTTGGAACGTCTGCCCCGGCTGCGAACCAGGAACCGACAAGATCGCCTTGGTCGCGTTGGCGGTTTCAGGCCCCTCGCGCTGCACCACTCCGAACTGCCGCATACCGCTGACGTATTTTGGGTCTAAACCGGCGCGGATCGAGTCGCTGATGACGCTCGCTACGTCGAGGTTCGGGTCCGTAAAATCCCGCGCAGCAACCGCCGACGTTCCGACGTTCTGCCGCTCGGCCTCGATCAGTTTCTCACGCCTCAGCGCCGGAATGAGGGGGTTCGCAAGCGCGGCAGCGATGCGCGAAAACGAATCGCCAAGCCCGCCGGCCTGTGCGCCGGTCACGCCGGTAGTTGGGATTTTACGTCCGATAATTGCGACCATGTCAGAACGGACCTTGATAGCCGTGCAACCCGGTCGGCGTGATCCCGCCGACCAACGGGTCGATACTGCCGGGGAAATAGCTGCCGAGCGTCGGGCTGCCGCCGAACATTCCGCCGCCTGCCATCGCGCCGCCGATCCGGCCGGCGCCTTTCAGCACGGGAGCCCACGGCGAGACCTGCGGCGCGGCGGGCCGGAATATCGGCTTGCGCGCCTGATAGCCGACCAGGTCCTGCTCGTGCGGCAGCAGCGCCGCGTTGCCTTTCGCCAGCGTGTTGACGGTCTCGATCTTCTGGCCGGTGCCGCCGACCGTGCGCTGGTTCTCAGCCATCGTGTCGCCGTAGGCACCGACCTTGGCTCCGGCCGCGCCCTGCGTCTGCGCGCGGGCGAATGCGTCGCCGACCCGCTGCGCGTGCGTCGCCTTGACGGCATCCGGCGTGCCGGCGCGAAACGGCGTCGCTTCGGCGCTCGGCGGCTGACCGATGGCCGAGGCGACCGTGCCGCCGCGATCTGCGGTTGCTGCGTCCATGCGTGCGGCTTGCGCATCCGGCATGAACGAGCCGAGGCCCGCATTGAAATTGGTCTGGTTCTCCTCGCCGAACTTTCGCGCGGTCTCGCGGTAGCGGTCGGCGACCTCGTTGCGCAGCCGCGCTTCCTCGACCGACTGCCGCATCTCGGTCATGTCGGCGTCGAGGTTCTGCCGCACGAAGTCGGACTGCGCGTTGCCTTCGAGTATGCTGCCGCCGGCGCTCGCCGCGGTGCTGGCGGCCAGCAAGGTCAAGGACACGGGGTCAAAACACATCGCCGAGCAGCCCCATCGGTTTACGCTTCTTGAACAAACTGTACGCCGGGGAGAAGTCGCTGAGCGACGCCTTCCCTTGCGCCCCGCCAAGAACTTGACGGGCCATTCCTACGTCGTAGTCGGACACGCGCGGCTGCTGCGGTTGCTGCAAGAGGTTCAACAGCCCTCCCGGCATCCCGCCGCTCGAACTGCCTAGGTTTTGAGGCAAGCACATCAGCGCGGCTCCTGCGGCAGCCACAGCCGCCGGTACGCGGCCTCGCGCTCAAGTCCGTCGTTCAGGTTCAGCGCAGCGTCCCGTCCAGCCATGTCGAACATGCCAGGCTTGTGGCCGTTCGAGAACCGCCGGTCGAAGGTCGCGTTCTGGTTCTGCGCTTGGGTCGGCAGGCACATCAGAACAACCTCAAGGATCCGCTGCCGCCGATCGGCGCGACGTTGCGCGAGCCGCGCGGCAGCGCATTGACGCGGCCTACCGCAGCGTAGGAAAGCGGTTCGAGCAGATCGGCGAACACGTTGCCGATCGGCTGGTTCTTGTACCCGCCCGGCACGGCGGCGAGCGTCGCCGCCTCGCCGGCCGCTCGCGCCGCGACGGCATTCGGATCGGCGGCCGAGCGCGACAGGTCGAACAGGTTGTTCTTCGAGGCGTCGACCTGCTGCTTCAGGCCGCCGGCGAAGTCGGTTGCCGCGCCGCCGATCTTGCCTCTTTCGTCGGCCGCGCGCTTGTCCAGCTTCGAAAGCGTGTCGGCCCCGGCCGTCGATTCCAGCACCCCGCGCTCGAACAGCTTGGCGACCGCCTTGCCGCGTGCGTCTCCGTACTGCTCGTCGACTTGCGGCAGGTAGAAGCCGAGATAGTCGGTCTTCGCCTTGTCGAAATACGGCTGGTTGAACTGCGTGAAAGCGTTTTCGATGGCGCTGTTGCCGGCGCGGATGTTGTCTTGCCGCTTCTGTTCGTCGGCAAGCATCTTCTGCCGCTGCTCCTCGGCGATGCGGGCCTGCTCTTGCTGGAAACGAAGTTGTTCGGCTTGGTGAGCGCCGTAGTTCGGCTGCTTCGGAAAGCACATCGGCGGGGCGCGTCGACAAGAGGACCGGCACGGCGAGACCGGCGGATTACGCCCGCTTAATCCCGCAACCTAGCACACCTGTTGCCGGTTGTCTACCCTTGTATAATCTACAGAATTCGGCTAAAAAGACGGCTACAGACCCTTGCAGGCGGCTACGGATCGGGATGGACGGCGTAAAACGGTGTAGCAGATGCGGGGCGGTCAAGCCTTTCAAGGAATTCCCCGCGGACAGGTCGAGTCCGAGCGGCCGAGGCTATACATGCCGCTCGTGCAGAGCCGAGCAACGCGCCACCCCCGAGTACAGGAAAAAGAGAGTCGCGCGGGACCGAGCATGGCGCGCCGCCCCTGGAAACAAGGAAAAAATAAGAGCGCGGGACCGAGCGCGGTATGCCGTACCCGAGCACAAAATCAAGATAAAAGCGCAGAGCCGCGCGTGGAAGAACAACCCGGCAAACAAGGAAAAGATAAAAAAAGGGAGATGGGCGCAGAAGCTAAAGAAGTACGGGATTACTGAATCGGCGCATAAAGACCTGCTCGCGGCGCAGAACTTCTCATGTGCCATATGTCACGAGTTGTTTCTGATAGAACCCTCGAACATAGATCACTGCCACCGTACCGGCGTAGTCCGGGGCCTCCTCTGCCTCCTTTGCAATACAGGAGTGGGGTCGTTCCGCGACGACCCTTACGTTCTCCGCGCAGCCGCAGACTACCTCGAAAACCCGCCCGCTAGACAAGCCGGAAACGCAAATACCCGTTTGCTTCCAGTAACTTAAAGCCTAGCAACTCGAACCAGCGGCGGGCTTGCGGGTGTTTCGACCACGAGCAGGCTTCGATCGGGATGCCAGGGTGGCGCTCACGAATCTCGCGCAGCACCCGCCTGGACGGGAACACCGTCGCCGCTTTGAGGTTGAAGAACCGCTCGGTCGCGATGAACCACGTCCCGAGCCGCCGGTCGCTGACCGTGCAGCCGAGAATACAGACCGGCGCTCCCGCTTCGCAGAACGTCTCGGCCTCGCCGCCGCTGAGCAGCGCCAGCACCACCGCTTCGCGGTCGATAACACCTGCCTTATTTAATTCCTCGGCGCTGATAAGAGAAAGGTTACCGAGGACGGCGCGCACATCCTCGGCGGTGGTGGGTCGCCGCTCGACGGCGTTCATTCCTCGCTGTCTCCGCCTTCGTAGTGCATCAGCACGCTCGACAGCGTCGCGCGGCCCCCGCGGTCGCAGGTCAGCCGCAGCGCCACAAGCGGGGATTCTCCGACCGCGGCGAGCGAGCCTTCGTTTAGAGTCGTCCCGACGAACCGGCCAAGCGGCACGGTCTTGTCCTCGTCGCGAGGGTCGACCAAGGCTGCGGCGTACCACGTCCCGGAGCAGATCGCGTCGAACCCGGTCCAGTTCTTGAACGCGGCCGGCGACTTAGCGGCGACGAACGGCAGTTCTACCAGCACGTCTTGCTCGTCGTCGTCCGGGTAGGTGTCGCCGTTCGTCCCGCCGTAGAGGTATATCGTACTGGCGTCGCGGGCGTAGAACTTGCGGCCGACGCGCTGAAAATCTGTAATTTCGAAGTCGAGGTCGTAGTAAGTCCATGCCGTAATTTTGCCGCGGGGGAAGTACGACAGCACAAACACCCGCTCGCCGACCGCGAGCAGATAGCGCCCGTCCACCGGCTCGACCACGGCGACGGCGCGCTCGACCGTGGCCGGCGGCAAGCTTGCTATCCATTCCTGCACCAGCGGGTCGATTTGCGTGCCGGTGTCGTCGACATAGGCATTGCCGTTGATGTCGCGGACCTGCACCGAGCGCACGCCCGGCTCGCCCAAGTAGAGCAGGTCGGTCCCGGCCAGTCCTTTTGCCGAACGCGGCGCCCGCGTGCCGGCGTTCTCGATCACCTGGCGCAGCACGTGGTCCGCCTTGTCGGCGAACAGGTCGTAGACCCGGATCGCCTCGGTCGCGAACACCGCAACGGAGGTCTGATAGACCGCCGATCCGACAAGCCGCTGATTGCCCTCCGAATCGCTCGACACGTTGATGAACCCGGCGCCGGTCGCCGGATCGGCGTCGGTCCAGTCGGTCGGGTCGTTCAGCTTGCAGTACCGATAAAACGAACCGCCGGTCGCGTAGATGCGGCCTTTGTAGACGAAGGCGCTGGTCGGCGTCGCCGACGCCCGCCCTGTCGCGACATAGGCCGTGCCGTTCAGCGTCAATGTGAATCGGTCGGCGGCCTGAAACGTACCTCCGAAAGTGACTTTCGAAACCTGCGCGACAGCCGCGACGGCGGTAACGCCGCCGGCCATGTCGGTCTTGATCGCCGTCGCGTCGCCGGCAACCGTCACGGCTACGGCATCCCCGTTCGGAGCCGCGCCGGTCCCCGGCTCGGCTTGGATCGTGATGACGGCGCCCGCTGCCGAAGCCGAAAAACCGTGCGTCGACGTGCGGTTATTGATCTCGGCTGCAACCGCTGTCGCGGTCGCGCTGTGCGATGTCACCCAATTTACCGCAACGTCCATCAGCTCGACGCCGTCGACCGTTATCTGGCCGACGTAATTGACGCCGGGGTCGCGGGTGCCGCCGGTAATCGTCACGGTTCCCGTGGCGCGGACCTCGGCCACCGCCGAGACGTTCGCCTGCACGGCGGTCACGGCTGCGGTCTGGTCGTTGTTGCCGCCGCCATCGACCGTCGCCGAGGTCAGCGTGAAGGCGGTGCCGGGCGTCCGGGCCGTGACCAGGATGGCGTTGCCGAAAGCCACGGCATCCACCGCGGCCGAGGAGTTCAGCTTTTGCGCGAGGTAGGAAGCCAGCGTGACATAGCTCGCGGCGGCATCGACAACACTGTCGAGGTCGCTGACCCGCGCCCCGTCGTAGAAGTGGTACACGCTGCCGTCAAGGTAATCGGCGATGACGTAGGTCTTGCCGTCGAACACCGTCGACCAATGGATGTGCTCCATGGCCGGAGTGCTCGGGGCCTGGAGCCGCTGATACTGCACTCCGTTCGGCACCGAGGCCGCGAGGTCGGCCGAGCCGAACACGAATAGTTGACCGCCGACCTGCTCCAAGCCGTAGGTGTCTTCAAGGTCTTCGTAGACCGGGACAAATTTCTTGGCGCGCTCGATATCGCCGCCGCGCGTGATGTGGCAGTTCACGCCTGACCAGAGCGTGCCGGGCACGCCAGCCGCGCGCTCGCGGCGGCGGTCAACGCCATACTTGAAGTCCGCGATCTGGATACTCGGCATTATTCGCTCCGAGCGGCGATGACCTTGACGCCTTTGAATATGTCGGGGTCGGCGGCGCCGAGATTGAGCCGTGCAGGCTCGGCGCCGGTCGCGGCGTTGGCGCCGATCTGGACGAACCTGCGTTCGGCCTCGGCGGCGCGCACTCGACGCTTGTCGGCGTCCTTCTCGATCGCCGCGGCGGCGTCCAGCACCACCAGCAGGTCGTCAAGCAGGCACACGTCGGTGTCGTTGACCAGCTTCGCGATCGTGCGGAAGCCGGAGAACGTGACGCGCTGGTCGTTGCTCGCCGGCACCGGCCAGATTTCCATCTGCGTCGCGTTGCCGATCGAGCGCACGTCCCACCGCATCGCCGGGTCCGACCGCTCGTCGTCCGTCGAATCGTACGAAGCGTAGTGGTCAACCGTGATGCCGCGGTCGATCCTGACCGGCCGGTCGGTCCACCACGTCCACGCCTTCTCAACACGCTCGTAGTTCAGCTCGGACGGAAAGTCGTAATACCGCTGACCCGCCGACAGCGTGACCGGATCGAACGTGCGCCGCAGATGCGGCCACTCGTACTCGTCGTAACGGGTCTCATAAGCGCGATTGATGTGGTGCTTGAGCCGCGTCACGTCCTCGACGCCGACCGCGACGCTCGGCGCGCGGCCGAGTTCGTTGCGGAGCATCTGCACCAGCGCGAGGAACTGCGTGCCGCGAGCCATCGGCGGCTACTCAGGCGACGAGCGATTCGGCGTCGCCGGCCTTGCCCTTCTTGACCACGGGCAGCGGCTTGTCGGCGGGGTCTTCGACGATGCTGACCTGCTTGACGCCGAACAGTTGCGCAACCGCCTTCTCGCCATAGGCGGCGGCCAGCCGGTCGCGCTCCTCGGCCTCGGTGCGCAGGTCGTCCTTGCGATCCGGGTGCAGGCTTAGGGCGTCTGTCTTGAGCGGGGTCACTTCGGACACGGCGTCCTCGCCGTGGATTTGCTGAAGCATACGAATCTCGCCCATCGTGACGTTGCGCTTGCGAACCTCGTCGCGAACGTCGCCGTGCAGGCGGACCTTGCAGTCGTAGAGTTTCATTGGAAGTAGCGAGCCTCCGGTTTGCGCTGGAAGGAAAACCGGCGGGGCCTAGCGCCCCGCCGGGTAGCAAATCAGGGTCAGCCGGCGTACTGCGCCACGCCGCGGTTGCCCGGATCGGGCAGCGTGACCAGGAGGTTGAACGCCTTGGCCCCGTCGCAGGCGTCGGCGGGGTCGTAGGTGCCGCGCACGTCGCCCGTGGTCGCCGTGGCGGCGCTGGTGACACCGGCAACGGCCGTGCCCGATGCGCTCGCCACTTCGATCTCGACGATGACGAAGATGTCCGCCGAGGCGTTGAACCCGGCAGCCGGGATGATCTCGATCCGATCGCCAACCGCGACGGCGGTCGTCGCGTGACCCGCCGTTGGCGTGTCGGTGTCGTAGTCGCCAGCCGCCGCGCCGTCCGCGACGACCACGGACAGCCCGTCGACCGCAACGGTGTTCACTTCCACCGTGATCGCGCCGCCGGTCGTGATCGTGCCGCGTGCGACAGTCGAGACCCGCGTGATGTTGCCCGCAACCGGCGAGAACAATTCAAGCGAAGTGCCGGCGTCGACCGCGGCTTCGAGCATGTGGTCTTGCACGTAGACCTTGGTCGGCTTGACCACGTTCACACCGTCGACCAGTTCACCGAAGATGTGCGACGTGTGGGGCAGGTACGCCGGCAGGCCGAGCACGTCGCCCCAACCGAGGTCGAACGTGTCGCCGGCAGCGCCGGCCGCGACCGCGATTCCGGTCAAGGTCTTGAACGCTTTCTTGCCTGCGATGACGTTGGTGCCGTTGAGCGTCAGGCTTTCCTTCAGCGTAGCGCCGAAAACGTCCGTTCCCGTCACGGTGATGACGTGGTTGGAGCCGGCCGTACCTGTGGCCGTCAAGTTCCGCGGAACGTCGAGTGTCCCGGTGAACGTCGCCACGAAGTCGCCGGAGTCGTAGGACTGCGCTGAATCGGTCGCCGACGCATCGTTCAGAATGCCGTCTGCGTCCGTCGCCGCCGGCGAACCGAGGTCGATCAGATGCAGGTCGGCCCGCTTGATCGAATCAGGGAGGATCACGCCGCCCGGCTGGTTGCTGTCCTCGCCGAGCCGGTCGACCTGCAACGCGACAGCAACACCGGCCAACAGGGTCGTGTCGGCCTTCCACGTCACGGTGATGCTGGACGCGCCGAAGGACAGGGTGAAGTCGCCAGGCGCCGAGTAGAGCGACTGGTTGACGAACATCTTGTGCGCGTGACCGCCGACATACGAGCCGGCGCTGCGGCCGGTCGGGTAGGACACGGTGAACGTGCCGTTGTCGGCAACCGCGGCGCTGAGCGTATGGTTGATCTTGTCGAACATCGTCGTTTCCCTTCTTTCTACACTGCGATTACGTGAAGGCGTACACGCCGCAGCCGTTGCGCCGGTCTGCGATCATGCCGCCCACCCACGTCTTCGCCATATAGAAGACGTACTTGTTCTCGGGCCGAGCCGGGTTGTGCTTCTTGCCGTCCTGGCCTTCGACCACGAACGGGCAAATCGCGCTCTCGTCGAGCAGATAGAGCCGCTTCGCGTAGCCGAGATCGTCCAGCGTCGGGTCGTAGAAGAACGAGATGCCGTCGAACCGGATTTCACCCACCGCAACGTCCTGGCTCTTTTCGAACCCGGTCTGCGAGTAGTCGCCCTTGTTGCGACGCTCGGCCTTCAGGCGATCCATGAAATCGGACCCCATGAAGCCGACCGAAGGCTTGCCGCCGTAGCGCCGAAGCTGCGGCAGTTCGTAGTCGAGGGTACGGATCACCGCCTGGCTGGCGCCGGTCGTATCGCCGAGCGAGATGCTGAGCGACGCGCGGTTGCGCCAGCGCGCGTTCGCGGCCTGGTCGATGCCGCCGACCACAGTCGCCGCAGTCGGGGTATCGACCACCCACCCCTGCACGCCGGGGAAGGCAAGCGCCGACTGCGTGCCGTCACGCCAGAACAGCGTGTTGAGCCCGCGGTCGTAGCTCTCCTGCATCTGCTTGACCTTGTGGTCCATGATGTTCGCGAGCATGGTGCGCTCGCGCTGCGTGTTCTCGGACTTGCCCTTGCCGTCCGTCGAATCGGTGATGTCGATGCCGTCGTGGATGAGCTCGTGCATCGTGACCTGGATGCCGTCGTGGAACAGGCGCCACGGGGCGGACACGCGCCGGATTTTCGCCGGCGAGCCGTACGTCACCGGGTCGTCGTACTCGAAGCCCTGGAAATTGCTGTCGTTGTCGAGCACGATCGGCAGCTCGACGCGGCCCTTGCCGCCGGGAATCGACTTCTGCTTCTTGCGCAACCGGGACAGCAACGGCTTGTCCTGGATGTGCTGATCCTTGGGAGTCCCCTTCTTCATGTGGAAGTCCAGCGCCGCGTTGGCGACGTTCTGAACCTGTTCCATCGTGAACGGCATTGCCTTCGTTCCTCGTCTCGTTACTGAGCGAGGGCCATGTCCACCGCTTCCTGAAGCGTCTGTGGCTCGGCCTTCGCATCGCTCGAAGCGCCGCCGCGGACAGGGGTTACTGCGCGAACCGGAGGCTTGAACCGGGCGAAATCCTTGTTGACGCGGGCGAGAAAGCCGTCGAGCATCTTGACGACTTCGGCCTGCGTCGGCGGATATCCGTTCCGGCGTACCTCCAACTCGATCAGCTCGCCGATCCTGGCTTGCTTCTCGGACCAATCCGGGTCCGCGCCGCGTTTCGCCGATTCCCACTCGTTCGCCGTGGTCCGACACGCATCGACGTGAGCGCGAAGCCTGCCGGCTTCTTGCTCGCGCTGCTGGCTCTCGCCCTGCTCGCGCGCCCGGCCTTCCGCCAGGTCTGCGCGGCGCTGCGATTGCACCAGCTGGCGGGCATCTTCGGCGCTCAGGTATCCGAGGTTGACTCGTTCCTGAACGTCCTTCGGCAGCGTGTGCCCGACGATCTCGGCCAACTGCGCGTAGATCGGTTGAATCCGATCCCACGCCTTGAACGGATCGTTCCTGGTCAGCGCCATCAACTCGTACCCGACCGCGAGGTCGTCGTTCGAGAGACGGTTGGCCTTGGCGAACTGCTCGATCTGGTCGTAGCCCGCGGCTTTCGGCCGGAGCTTTTCGATCTCGCTGTTCGCTTCGGCGCGCTGACCGAGCAACTGCCGGATGCGCCGTTGCGTCTTCGGCCCGTACCGCTTCAGTTCCTCCTCGGAGATTTCTTCGAGGGGGTCTTCGGCGGCCCCGGCTTTCGCCGGGTCGGCATCCGATTGGGTTTCGGCTGACTTGGCCGAACCCTGTTCTGAGGCGGGCGATTTCTCCGGTTCGGACCCGTCTTTCAACGCCGCTTGCACGGAGTCGAGGAGCGAGTCGCCGCCCTGGTCGCTGGTGGATGCAGTGGACGAAGTTGCTTTGGCGTCCGGCTGCGTGCCGATTTCGGCCGGGTCGGCCTCGATCAAGCCCGCAACCTCCGGTGACGAATCCGGGGGCATTGCGTCTCCGTAATTGGCCCGCCGCCTGCTATTGCAAGAAGCGTGCCAGTTGTCGATAAGACGCTTTTAGACACTTTTCGACGCGGAGTCAATAGGACGCAGAAAACCCGCCTAGGATTGCTCCTAGGCGGGCTGTTCTACGCCGCGGTCAAGCCCCGACCGGCTGCTCCGCCGCCGGATAGGCCGGCTGCCCCTGCGGCTCGTTCTCGGCCGACCGCGGCGCGTTCTGCCCGCCTTCGGCCCCTTGCGCGCCGGGGTCGGTCGCAGGATCGCCGGTCGAGGGCTGCGCTGCGGCCTTCGCCGCCATCGCGTTGATCGCCTGGATCGACGGCAGGCCCTCCATGTACACGTCGTCGATGTCGAAGCCCATGTCGAGAAGCTGGATGTACTTCTCGGCCAGCGGCTTCGGCGGGATGCCCGGCAACTGAAGCAGGAACGGCATACCGCGTTCCATCTTGGCCAGATCGGCGGCGGCGTTCGGCCGCCCGGACGAGCCCGCCTTGATGTCGAGGTACAAGTCCTTGACGATCTCCTCGCGGCGCTGCGGCGTGTCCGGCCACACCGCGCCGGGTCCGACGATCTCCTCGACGGTCTCGCGCGACAGTTCCATCAGGCAGAGTTGCGCGAAGGCCCGCGCCAGTTCGGTCAGCAGGTCGTCGAGGTCGTCGATGTTGTCGCTCAGCGACGTGCTGCGGCTCTGCTCGGAAATCGACGCCTCGGTGGCCGAGCCGCGCGATGTACCGCCAAGGTTGGCCTCCTGCGTGCCGACCGTGCGCTGGATGTCGACGAAGTGCTCCTGCACCGAATAGATGTTCGGGTCGATCGGTGCCGGCTTGATCGCCTGCACGAGCTGGTTGACATCCTGGCCGGGCTTGAGCCCTTGCAGTTCGACCACAGTATGCGCCGCGCCGCTCGACAGCAGCGTACGGTCAGTCTCGCTCAGCGCGCCCTTCGTCGCCGCGTACTTCGGCCGCGCCGAAATCCGGTGCTCGCGCAGCGCCTCGCGCGAACGGTTGGTCTCCGACTGCGGGTGCCGCAGCAGCCACACGTCGGACGGCGGGATTTTCTTGCTCTTGTGCTCGATTTCGTTGAACACCAGCGGAAACAGCGTCCAGAACCGCTCGATCTTCACGTCCGGGCTGCCGGGCTCGCGCAGGAAGTCCGGGTAGCCGTCGCAGATCGCGAACGTCTCGCAGTTCTTCTTGTGCTCGACCTCGTAGACACGGGCGACGTGCTTCGGCTTCTCGCCGTCGTCACAGGTCTTGTCAGTCTCCGGCGCGTATTCCTTGAACGCGCCTGAGACCTTGACTTTGTAGGTCTGCTCGATTTCCTCCGGCGTGAACTCGAACTCGTGCGCGGTCCAGCCGGCGCCAGTCAGCGTCTTGATGTGCTTGACCTTCGGCTCGACCAGGATCGCGGTCGATTCAGGGAAGTCGAACACCGGCCCTTCGCGGGCGATCACGTACTCGTCGGCCTGAAGCTTCTTGACCAGCAGCCGCAGTTCCTCGGCCTTGGCGTCGGACTCCTCAATCTCGCCCTCGGACAACTGGCGTTGCCGCTGTTGCAGCACCGACAACTGCTCGGTCGCGTCGTCGATCTGCGCGCCGATCTCTGGGTGCCGCTGCAACTCGCGCTGGAACAGCAGCTTCACGTAGGCGATGCCGTTGACTTTGGTGCGGCGGACCAGCGCCTTCATCTGCTGCTTGAAGCCGTTGGCCTGCTCGCCCGTGTAGTGGTTCCACAGGATTTCAAGCGTCTTGCCGAGCTTGTCGAGCATCTGCGCTTCCATCTGCGCAGCCTGCACTTCCTCGACCAGTGCGACGGCGTTCGGGTTCGGCTCCCACGGCATCCCCGAGATCGCGTCGATCCCGCCCATCGGCGTCTGGATGACGGTGGGCGGCGGCTGAACCATCATCAGCGCGGCTTGGTAGGATTGCGGATCGCCGTCCCACAGCTTGAACATCAGCCGCTTGCGGCGCTTGGCGAGCGCCTTCGGATCGCGGGCGTAGAGTTGCGCCACCGCGAGGTTGATGTGCCGCGCGACCACGGGCACGACGTAGCGGTCCTCGTCTTTTGTCCATTCCTCGTCCGCGCCTTCGGCGGCGATGTGCTGGCACTTCTCCATGCGCTTGAAGGCATCGCCCCAATACTTGCGGGCGCCGCGGACTTTCTTCTGCCATTGCTCGACCAGGGCGGCGCGGGCCGGCGGCACGACGAGCGCCGTCGCGGCTTCGGACGATTCAGTCTTGACGGCCGGCTCCTCGGCCGGCGCAGGATTCATCTCGGTCAGCATCTCACCACCCGGCTACGGCCTTCTTCCGTTGTTCACGTTCGGCTTGAATTTTCGTCCGCCGCAGCACCCACTCGATCGAGCCGACATGCACCACGTTGTCGTCCTGCGCCGGCTGCGCGTCCGGCCGCCGCTGCTTGGTCAGCCCGAGGCCGACCAGCGACAGGAACGTCACGAAGTCGTCGTGAACGTCGTTGTCGAACTTCAAGAGCTGGCGCTTGGCGTCCGGCCACCAGTGCGCGGAGCGCGGAAACCGGACCTTCTTCATCGCCATCCAGCCCTGAATCGAGCGCGCCATCGTGCGCTTGTCCTTGGACGGCGTGATCGTGTCGACCGGAATGTAGACCTTCTCCTCGCGCATCCGCTTGTCGAGGAACGGGCCGAACGACTTCGAGATCAGTTCGCCTTCGAGCCACCAGTAGATCGGCGGCGTGTCGGGATCGCGCATCTGCGCCAGCAGCGTCTCGACGATGCGCTCGGCGTCCATCCGATCCCACACCAGGCTCGGCAAAACCCAAATGTTGTCCTTCTCGTCGACACCGACCTTGCCGATGACGTTGTAGTCCTTGCCGGTCTTGGTCGAGACGGCGTGGTCCGACGCGCCGTAGTAAGTCAGGTTCTCGGGCAGTTCGCCGTGGTCGTACTCGACCAGCCAGTCGGCCTTGAAGTAGTCGCCCTCGTCGGGGGTCGGCTTGCCCATGTAAAGCGCCGTGAACCCCGCCGGGTCCATGACCTTCGCCTCGGCGAGAAATTCCAGCGACTTGCGGCCCGGCCACAGCGACGACAACGGCCGCGTGCCGAACATCGAGATCACGTCGGGGTTGGTCGGCGGTTCGAGCGTCAGCCCGAGCGCCTTCGCCAGCTTCGGATCGTCGACCACGGCCGGGAGGTTCAGGTAGTCCCAATACTGCGCGATATTCTTGTACTGCTTGTTGCGCTCGGGGTGGTCGGGGTCGCACAGCCGGCCGATCAAATCGTCCTGGTGCCA